GCGCGAGTTCGACGTGCGCGAGTTGGCCTATGACTCATGGAATGCAACCAGCCTGGCGACCGAGCTGCAGGCCGACGGGCTCACGCCGGTCGAGGTGCGGCAGGGCTACCGCACGCTCAGCGAACCAACGAAGCAACTGGCCGAGTTCGTGGCGAAGGGGCAGCTACAGCACGGCGGCCATCCGGTGCTGCGATGGATGGCTGACAATCTGATCGTCAGGACGGACCCTAACGGCAATGTGGCCCCCGACAAGGCGCGGGCGGCCGAGAAGATCGACGGCGTGGTCGCGCTAATCATGGCGCTGTCACGCCTGCCGCAGCTGGCGCCAAGACCGAAAGGCCCGCGCGAGCGTGGCCTGATCATTCTGTAGGAGGAGCCGATGCAGTGGATCACGATGGATGAGGCCGCGAGCCTCGCGCGGGTGACAAAGCGGACGATCCGCAACTGGATCGACAAGGGCGCGGTGCAGTCGACGAAGGCCTCGCCGGCCGCGCGGCGTGTGTTCGTGCGACGTGACGACGTCGATCCGGGGAAGCGAGCAGAAACCAGCGGCAGCAACGGCAACGACCTGTAGCACATCACGCGCGCGCGTCGACATACTGACGCCGTGCCGATCGATGCGATCCGCGTCGACGGCACGAGACGCGCGTGCCTACTATTCTTGAGCGCCTGATCGGCGCGGTACCGGCCCCCAGGCGGGCGAAGTCGACGGCCCTGCAGCAGCTGGTCTCGGACTTCCTGCGTACGGGCAAAGTCGGCGAGGACGACGCGCTGAAGGTGTCGACCGTGCTGGCCTGCGTCAACGTAATCGCGCAGACGATCGGCACGCTGCCGCTGCTGCTGTACAAGCGCACGGCGTCAGGCAAGCAGCGGCAGGACAACGACCCGCTGGCCGAGCTGCTGCGATGGAAACCCAACCCCTTCCAGACGAGCGCCGAATGGCGCGAGCAGATGATGGCGCACGTGCTGCTGCACGGCAATGCCTACGCCGAGATCGTGCGCGTCGACGGCTTCGTGCGCGAGCTGAACATTCTTGACCCGTCGCGCATGGACGTTCAGCGCGGGGCGTATGGGCCGGTGTATCGCTACACGCTGGCCGAGGGCGGGACGCGCGAGTATCGGCAGGCGTTCGCCGGCGACCATCCGAAGGTGCTGCACCTGCGCGGCCTGTCGACGTCTGGCCTGATGGGGCGGTCGCTGATTCAAGATGCGGCCGACATCATCGACACGGCACACAGCGCGCAGGTCTACGGACGCACGCTGCTGGAGAACGACGCCACGCCCGGTCTCGTGCTGCGGCATCCGCAGGTGCTGGACGAGGAGGCCGCGGCCCGGCTGAAGGAATCCTGGCAGGCGGCCTACGGGGGCGCGCGCAAGGCGGGCCGAGTCGCGGTCCTCGAGGAGGGCATGCAGGTCGACAAGATCAGCATGACCAACGAAGACCTGCAGCTGCTGGAAACGCGGAAGTTCACGCGCACGGAGATCGCGGCGGCGTTCCGGGTGCCGGCGCACCTGATCGGCGATCTGGAGCGTTCGACATTCGCGAACATCGAACACCAATCGATCGAGTTCGTGCAGCACTGCATCCGACCGTGGGCGGTGCTGTTCGAGCAGGTGCTGCATGCCAGCCTGCTGTCGGACTCGGCGCAGCAGCGGCGTACGTATTTCTTCGAGTTCCAGCTGGATGGCCTCCTGCGCGGCGACATCGCCAGCCGATATCAGGCCTACATGGTCGGCCGGCAGGCGGGCTTCCTGTCGATCAACGACATTCGCAGGCTTGAGAACCTCGACGAGGTGCCGGGCGGCGATGACTACCTCGAGCCGCTGAACATGCAGCCGATCGGTCAGCCGCGCGAGGGCGGCCAGTAGTGGCGACGTATCGCGGCGAGCCGATCGATCTGCAGCCGACCGACGGCATGCGCGAGGAAGCGCAGCGCGGGCTTGACTGGCGCGAGGAATACGGCCGGGGCGGCACGGCGGTCGGCGTGGCGAAGGCCCGCGCGATCCTGACGGAGGACGAGCTATCGCCGGGCAAGGTCGTCGACATGTATGCCTATTTCGCCCGGCATGAAGTCGACAAGGACGGCGAAGGGTTCGAGCCCGACGAGGACGGTTATCCGTCGGCCGGCCGCATCGCATGGGCGCTGTGGGGCGGCGATCCGGGCCAGAGCTGGTCGACACGAAAGCGCGAGGAGATGATGCGAATCGACGACGCACTCGACGGGGCGCGCAGCGCCACATCGGCCGGCCGCGAGATCAAGGCGGTGGCCTGCAGCTATAAGGCGCTGGACGCGGATCGCACGTTCGAGGGCTACGGCTCTGTGTTCGGTGTGGTCGACAGTTACGGCGACGTCGTGATGCCGGGCGCGTTCGCCGACACGATCCGCAAGGCCGAAGGATCGGGCCGTATGCCGGCCATGCTGTGGCAGCACGACCCGTCCCAGGTGATCGGCGTGTGGCGGTCGATGCGCGAGGACGCGCGCGGGCTGCACGTCGTCGGCGAGCTGGCCGACACGCAGCTGGGCCGCGAGGCCTATGCCCTGCTGAAGATGGGCGCGCTGTCTGGGCTGTCGATCGGCTACAGCGTGATCGGCGAGCGGTATGACCGTGACGCGGATCTGCGGCAGCTGACCGAGATCGAATTGTGGGAGACGTCGCTGGTGACGTTCCCCGCGAATACGGACGCGCGTGTCGCGGCCGTGAAGGACGCCCGAAGCGGCAGCTACCGAGGACTGGAGCGCATCCTGCGTGAGGCAGGCTTCTCACGGTCCGAGGCGAAGGCTGTGGCGACGGCGGGCATGCGGGCGCTGCGTGAGGCAGGCGCACCGGATCTGACAGCAGACGAGGCCGCGGCATTGTGCCGGCGGTTCAATCCGTAGGAGACGAGCATGGACAACGTGAAGCAGGTGCTCGACGCTCAGGCGGCCGCGTTCGAGGCACTGAAGACCGCGAACGATGCCCGCCTGAAGGCGATCGAGGAGAAGCAGGGCCAGGGCGATCACCTGGTGAAGATTGACCAGATCAACGCCGATCTCGACCAGCTGGCCGAGCGGCTGAAGGCGACCGAAGCGGCGATTACGCGCGCGTCGGTGGCCCCGACCAGCGGTCAGCCCGACGAGCAGAAGGCGGCGTTCGGCGCGTGGCTGCGTCGCGGTGATGCAGCTCCGCAGGCGAAGGGCATGCGCGTCTCGGACAACGAGAATGGCGGCTATCTGGTGCCCGAGTCGGTCGTCGGCCCGCTGGTGCAGCGGCTCTTCGACGGCTCGCCCATGCGTCAGGTCGCGCGCATTCAGACCATCAGCGGCAATGCCGTCGAGGGTGTGGTGTCGTATGGTCAGCTGTCGGTGTCCTGGCTCGACGAAGTGACGGCCAGCAGTGACCCGACCACGCCGACGCTGAAGAAGTACCGCATTGAGGTCAACAACCAGCGGTCGAGCCCTCGCATCGGGCCCAACATGCTGGAGGACGCGGCCGTCAACGTTGAGCAGTGGCTCTCGGACAGCATCGCCCGTGATTTCGCCCTGAGCGAGCAGACCGCATTCATCACCGGCAGCGGCGTCGGCCGCCCGCGCGGAATCACGACCTACACCACGGCCGCCACGGCCGACAGCTCCCGCGCGTGGGGCCAGCTGGAGCACGTCACGACTGGCACGTCTGGCGGCTTCGGCAGCAATGCCAACGGCGTCGACAAGCTGATCGACCTGACCGGCAAGCTGAAGTCCGGCTATCGGCAGGGCGCTGTGTTTATGATGTCGAAGGCGACGCTCGCAGCCGTGCGCGTGCTGAAGACCAGCGGCGGGGACTACATCTGGCAGCCCTCGACCCAGGCCGGCAATCCGTCGGTGCTGCTCGGCTACAACGTGGCCGAGGCCGAGGACATGCCGGCGGTCGGTGCCGATTCGCTGTCGATCGCGTTCGGCAACTTCGGCAACGGGTACATGGTCGTCGACCGGCTCGGCCTGTCGGTGCTGCGTGACCCCTTCTCGCACAACCCCTACATTACCTTCCACGCAACCCGTCGTGTGGGCGGCGGCGTCGTCGACTTCGACGCGATCAAGTTCCTGAAGTTCTCGGCGTAAAGGAGACGACGACATCATGCGCGATTCACTGAACCAGACGAAGGTCACCTCGGCGTTCAATTACGCTGATCGGTCGGCCACGGCGAACGGCACCAACATCATCGACATGCAGGGCTTCGACGCCTGCACGTTCGTGGTGCAGGTGGCCGGCGTCACCACAGCCGACGGCAGCAACTATTTCACCCTGACGATTCAGGCCGGTGACGCATCGGATCTGAGCGACGGGGCGACGGTCACGGCGGCGACGGGGCTGCTCGGCAGCAACATCGTTATCGACGCGACCGGCGACGCCAACAAGGTCGGCCTGATGGGCTACGCGGGCGGCAAGCGCTACGCCCGCCTGGTGGCGACCGAAACCGGCACCGCGGTCGCGGCGTTCTCGGCCGTGGCCGTGCAGCAGCTGCCGCACGTCGCCCCGACCGGCGACAGCACGCTGGCCTAGTCACACACTGCCGGGGCTGCTGTCATGACGGCAGCGGCCCCGCAGCCCTTCCGCGAGGCCCTGACATGGTGCGACTGCTGACCGAGATCCGACTGTCTGACTTCGGCCGACTGGCCGCGGGCGAAGTCTGCGCGCTGCCGGCGGGCCTCGAGGCCGCGCTGATCGCGCAGGGAGCCGCGGAGCGCGTCACAGAGACGCGGCAGGCCCCGTATCAGCAGGCCATCGTCGCCGCCCCGCAGCGCAAGCGGCGGGTGCCTGAGGTGGCGGCATGAGCTGGCGACGACAGCCGATCGGGTCGCTGGTGACGGGCCCGGCGGTCGAGCCGCTCACGCTGTCGGAGTGCAAGCAGTTTCTGCGCGTCGACCACGCCAGCGATGACACGCTGATCTCGGCCATGCAGGTGTCGGCGCGCGAATGGGTGGAAACCTACACGCGACGGGCCCTCTGCACGCAGACGCTCGATTTCCGGTATGCGGGCTGGCCGATCATCGGGGATGCGCTGGTGGTGCCATATGCTCCGCTGCAGTCGATCACCACGATCAGCTACATCGACGAAGACCAGGTGACGCAGACGCTGGCGGCCAGCCAGTATGTCGTGCGCGCGCAGGCCGGCCCGAGGGCGGGCCGCGGCACGATTGAAATTGCGGACGGCGTCACGCTGCCGACCCTGTCGACGCAACCCGATCGCCCCGTCACGGTGCGCGCGGTCGTGGGCTACGGCTCGGCCCCGCAGGTGCCTGACGGCATCAAGTCGGCGATCTATCTGCTGCTGGGCGACCTGTATGAGCAGCGGCAGGAAACCATCACGGGTACGATGGTGCAGGGCACACGCTTTACGGTCGATCGACTGCTTGGCCCCTATCGGCTGATCGAGGCGGCATGACAGCGATCGGCCAGATGCGGCACCGTGTAGCGATTGCCAACCCGACGCGCACGGCAGACGGCGACGGCGGCTATACGGATGCCTGGGTGGCGGCGAGCCCGTCTCCGGTGTGGGCGCGGATCGACGTCGCCACGGCCAGCAACATCGAGCGGCTGGTGGGCAATACCATCGAGGCCCCGATCTCGCACATTGTGACGATGCGCTGGCACGCCGGCGTCGGCACGCGCAGCCGCCTGACGTATGACGGGCGCACGTTCAATGTGCGCGGGATGCAGAACATTCAAGAGCGCGACAAGTGGCTGGTGCTGGCGTGCGAGGAGCGGATCTGATGGCGGCGACCACGCTGGAGCTGCAGGGCCTCGACGATCTCAAGAAGCTGGTGGCCGGCTTCGCTGAGGCCTGCACGGACGACGGGCAGCGGCTGGCCGACGAGGCCGCGACGCGCGCGGTCGAGGAGGTCAAAGCGGCGTATCCGCAGGGGCCGACGGGCAACCTTCGGAAGGGCGTGCGGATCGTGCGCGTGAAGGGCGACGGGCATCGCGTGCTGTCGATCGTGAAAAGCACGGCTCCGCACGCGCACCTCTACGAGTACGGCACACGCCGACAGCCGGCCCGGCCGGTCATGGGCGAAGTCGCGGCCCGCGTGCGCCGTGACTTCTACGCCGATCTGCTGCGGATGGTGCAGCGCGTGACCGGCGCGACGATTACGGGAGGCACCGTTGGCCAGTAGTCAGGCGGTCGACACGGCCCTGATCGCCAAGCTGACCGGCGACGCCACGCTGATGGCCGCGGCCCCTGGCGGCGTCTATCGGGAAGTGGCCCCGCAGGGCGTGCAGGAGCCGTTTATCATCGTGCAGCAGATGACGCACGAGGACCAGTATCTGCTGCGCCGGCAGGAAGCGTTCGAGTCGTTCCTGTATCTGGTCAAGGCGGTGCAGCAGAGCATGACCGCGGCGGCCGTGCAGACCTGCGCGGATCGGATTCACGTGCTGCTGCAGAATGGCACGATGTCACCGACCGGCTACACGCTGACGCTGATGCAGCGCGAGGAGCGGATCGCCACGGTCGAGATCGACGAAGACCGGGATCTGCGGTATCAGCATCGCGGCGGCCTGTATCGCGTGATCGTGGAGCCGACGGCATGAAGATCCTCGTTTGCCATCCGGGCGCGTCGTGGGCCACGCACGACGTCTATACGGCGGTCGTGGAAGGCCTGCGGGCGCAGGGCGCGCAGGTGGTCGAGTGGCGGCTGGATGGACGCATCGAGCGCTGGCACAGCTTCCTGCACTACCTCTGGCGCAAGCAGCGACGCGAGAAGCAGGGCCAGCACTGGCCGAAGCCGTCGGCTGCCGACACGCTGCACATGGCGACGACGGGCCTGATCGAGCGGGCGCTGGAGAAGCACTGCACCGATCTGGTCGTGGTGTCGGCGATGTTCCTGCCGCCTGAGAAGATCGCGCTGGCGAAGCGGGCCGGGCTGCGCGTCTGGATGCTCTGCACCGAGACGCCCTATGACATCGACGACGAGCTGCGGCTGGCGGCCCTGGTCGACGGCGTCTGGACGCACGAGCGCGCGGCCCTCGAGGCGTTCCGCGCGGTGAACCCGCGGGCGGCCTACCTGCCGCATGCGTGGCGGCCGGGCGTGCATGACAGCGCCACGGCGGCCCCCGTGCAGCCGTGTGACGTGCTGTTCTGCGGCAGTTACTTCGCGGAGCGGATCGCGTGGTTCGAGGCGATCGACTGGACGGGGATCGACCTGCACTTGCACGGCACGACTGAGCTGATCCCCAAGTCGAGCCCGCTGCAGGCCTACATCAAGGGCGGGCTGGTGCCCAATGCGGAGCTGGTGCGGCTGGCGAAAACGGCGGCCGTGACGATCAACTTTTTCCGCAAGCCACACGCGGGCCATGTGGCAGAATCAGTGAACCCGCGAATCGTCGAGATGACCGCTGCCGGCTGCTGTGTGATCACGGATCACCGGGCAGAGGTGGCCGAATGGTTCGGCGCATCGGTGCCGACGTTCACGACGCCCGCGGAGGCCGGCGCGCTGATTCGGGCGCTGCTGGCTGACCCGCTGAGGCGTCAGGCGTGTGCGACGCAGGCGCGGGCCAGGGTGGCCGGGGCCAACTGGCACGCACGCGCGCAGCAGATGATGACGGATTTAGCGCGCTGGACGCGCGGAGGAGAATAACCATGCCGAAGTACCACGGACGCGGGGGCGTCCTGTATCTGGCCGCGACGAATGCCGGTGCGGCGTCGTCGGTGGCGAATTTGACGCAGTGGACGATCAACATCGAGCAGGCCACGGCCGACGTGACCAGCCTGGGCGACAGCTGGTCGACGTTTGTGATGGGGATCAAGTCGGCGAATGCCAGCTTTAGCGGTTTCTTCGCAGACGATGCGGATGTTCCCTTCGATGCGTTCGATCAGGCGCAGGCCAGCGGCACGGTGGCGTGCTACCTGTACCCGTCGGCCAGCGCCCCGACGAAGTACTGGGCCGGCCAGGCGTGGCCCACGTCGGTGACGGTCGAGGATAGCGTCGGCGGGGCGGTCAGCATCAGCGGCAACCTCGTGTTCAACGGCGCGGTCACGCGCGCGTAAGACGGCACATGATGCAGGTGCGAGGCGTCACGGGTGAGCTGCGGTGGGCGTATCTGCCCGCCTGTGTGTTCGGCCCGTGGCGTCTCCACACGCATCCGACCGGCGCGACCCTCGAGGCCGAGCTGGTCACGCAGGATGCCTACCGCATGGGGCAGGAGCCGCTGACGGCCCTGCTGCACGTGGGACGGCAGACCCTGATCTATCCGGTAGAAGGCATGACCGTGAACGGCTCGCAGCTGTCGGTGACGCTGGGGCCACAACAGCAGAAGGGGCGACGATGACACGCAAGAAGCCGCAGAGTATCCGATGGTTTGTCACGCCGGCGACGGTCGATCTTGACCTGGGCGACGGCTACACGGTGACAGTCAAGCGCGAGCTGACCGTGGGCGAGTCGATGGCGGTGCAGCAGTCGCTGGTCAAGAGCGTGCGCGCCAATGGCACGGTCGAGCCCGATCTGGCGGCCATCTGGAAGGCAAACACGGTGGCCTACATCGTCGACTGGAACCTAACGGACGGCGGCGGGCGCGTCGTGCCCTTCACGCCGGCGGCGGTCGACAGTCTGGCGAAGCCGGCCTGGGATCGCATCGAGTCGGCGGTGCGGGCACATATTGAGGCGCAGGAGGCGTCACGCGGGGAAAACCCTATCGTGACTACATCCGCGCCGGGCTCGGCATCTGCCGACTGATGCGCTGGACGTGGCAGGACTTCGAGGCCCTGCCGCTGACGGTTTATGACGTGCTGGTCGAGCAGCTGCGCGACGAGCAAAACGAACGATCACCGGGGGGCCGCCTGTGGCAGTCGTAGCGACATTCCGAGCTGACTTCAGCGACTTCATGGCGAAGGCCCAAGCCGCGCAGGGATCGCTCGACAAGATCGGCCAGGCGGCCGGCGTGACGGCCAGCACGGTCACGCGCGTCGGGAATTCCTTCAGCGGCGAGCGCATCATCCGCGAGGCGACGGCGGCCGCGCTGGCGGTGCAGGAGATCGGCGGGGCGTCGAAGCTGACCGAGGCCGAAATGGCGCGCGTGAATCGCACGACGGGCGAGGCCATTGCCAAGATGCGCGCGCTGGGCGTGGAGGCGCCGGCCGAGATCGTCAAGCTGAACGACGCGACGAAGACGACCGAAGGCCTGTTCTCGGCCCTGCCCGGCCCGATCAAGGCGGTCGGGGCGTCGCTGATGACCGCACTGGGCCCGATCGCCATCGCTGGCACGATCGTCGCGGCCGGGAAAAAGCTGCTCGACCTGACCGGCAATCTGACCGACCTGTCGGCGAAGACCGGGATAGGCACGACGGCGCTGCAGACGCTGGGCTATGTGACGGAGCAGGCCGGCATCAGCCTCGACCAGGTCAGTGGCGCGGTGACCAAGATGTCGAAGGCTCTGGTCACCGGCGACAAGAGCGCGGTTGCGGGCCTTCAGGCGCTGAATCTATCGACGGCCGACCTGCTGAAGATGTCGCCCGATCAGGCTTTCACCACGATCGGCGACGCCATCGCGCAGATTCAGAACCCGATGGAGCGCAGCACGATCGCACTCAAAATCTTCGGCAAGTCTGGCGCGGAGCTGCTGCCGGCGTTCACGGGGAACCTGGCCGAGCTGGCCAAGCAGGCCGAAACCAGCGGTGCGATCCTCAGCGAAGAGACGGTCGCCGGCGGGGACGCGGCCGGCGATGCCCTCGGCCGCCTGGCGAATGCCGGGCTCGGCCTGATCGGGCAGGTGCTGGGGCCGCTGGCCCCGGCGATCGAGCTGCTGGCCGACCTGCTGGGCCGCGTGCTGGGGCAGGCCGCGCAGTACGTGGCGAAGGGCTTC